GGGAAGGTGAACGCCGCTGGCAACTACACCAAGCCCGAGCTTCGCAAGAAGATCGTAAGCCAAGTGAAATCCGCTGCGACGCACGGCACCAAGGCCGGCCAATGGTCGGCCAGAAAAGCGCAGCTGGTGGCCAAGAAGTACAAGGCCGCTGGCGGCGGGTACAGGGACTGACATGAAAGCCCCGCAGAAATCGCTCAAGGACTGGACCGACCAAAAATGGGGGACCAAAAGTGGTAAAAAATCTTCTGACACAGGTGAACGCTACCTACCTAAAGCTGCGATTAAAAGCCTCAGCCCTGCTGAGTACGCTGCTACAACGCGTGCGAAACGCGCTGGCAAAAAAGCCGGGAAGCAGTTCGTAGCGCAGCCCAAGTCCATCGCAAAGAAAACAGCAGGGTTTAGATAATGGCTACTTCAGGCGTCGCAAATTTTAATTTGGACCTCTCCGAGATCGTCGAAGAGGCGTTCGAGCGTTGCGGCGGCGAACTCAGGACCGGTTACGACCTGCGCACAGCGCGGCGTTCCTTGAACTTGATGTTTGCAGACTGGGCCAACCGAGGCGTGAACATGTTCACCTTCGAGCAAGGCACGATTAACTTGATCCCCGGCACTGCCACATACAACCTGCCAGAAGACACCGTGGACCTGCTGGAGCATGTCATCCGCACAGGCGCTGGCAACGAATCAACACAGGCCGACCTGACCATTACCCGGATCAGCGTCTCGACCTACGCCACGATCCCCAACAAACTCCAGCAAGCCCGACCCATCCAGATTTGGGTGGAGCGCTTGAACACGCCTCGCGTGACCCTGTGGCCCATACCAGATGACAGCCAGACGTATCAGCTCGTCTACTGGCGCATGCGCCGTATCCAGAACGCAGGTGATGGTGTGAACACGATGGACATGCCGTTTCGCTTCATCCCTTGCATGGTGGCAGGCTTGGCCTACTACTTGGCCCTGAAGGTGCCCGGTGGTGCCGAGCGTTTGGGTGTGCTCAAAGAACAGTACGACGAGGCTTGGGGCTTGGCCGCAGGTGAAGACCAAGAAAAAGCCGCTGTTCGATTCGTGCCCCGCCAGCAGTTCATCGGGAGCTGAGCGTGGGTAATCGGTTTGCCCAAGGCAAAAAGGCGATCTCGATATGCGATCGCTGTGGCTTTCAGTTTCGGCTCAAAGAGCTAAAAGCATTGGTCATCAAGACCAAGAACGTCAACATTCTGGTCTGCAAAGAGTGCTGGGAGCCCGATCAGCCGCAGCTGCAGCTGGGTATGTTCCCAGTGGACGACCCGCAGGGCCTGCGCAACCCGCGTCCTGACAGCAGCTACTTGCAGTCTGGCTTGTTGGCTGATGGTTATGCCGGTGGGGGTAGTCGAGACATCCAATGGGGCTGGAACCCCGTGGGTGGAGCGTATGCCACGGATGCAGGTTTGACGCCAAATGACTTGGTGTTGAACGTGGAACTTGGTACAGTAACGGTAGTTGTAACGTAAGGAGCCGACATGGCAACGAAGAAACACGCTGATGTCAAAAAAGACAAGGAAATGGTCAAGAAGATTGTGCACAAGCACGAGAAGGCCAAGCACCCCGGCAAGCCCCTGACCAAGCTGGCCAAGGGCGGCATGCCAAAGAAACCCATGAAAGGTTGATGAAATGCAAAACACTCCAGTGAAGCACGTGCCGATCGTGCCCAACAACAACGGCTACCCCAACAACGTGCCTAACACGCAGACCGTCAAGACCCGTGGTACGGGCGCGGCAACCAAGGGCACGAATTCGAGCAAGAAACTCGCATGAACTACACGCAGCTGTCCGCAGCTATCCAGAACTATGCTGAGAACCCGTTTGATGCGGGTCTGATTGCTACGTTTGTGCAGCAGGCGGAAGAGCGCATTTTCAACACGGTGCAGTTCCCCTCGTTGCGCAAGAACGTGACGGGGCAGACCACGGCCAGCAACAAGTACTTGGCCTCTCCGGGTGACTTCTTGTCGGTGTACTCCATGGCGGTGATTGATGCGACTGGCCGGTACGAGTTCTTGCTGAACAAGGATGTGAACTTCATCCGTCAGGCGTACCCCAACCCTGCGTCTACCGGCATCCCCAAATACTACGCCCTGTTTGGTCCAACGACGACCAACAGCAGCCCACCCGTGCTTACCAACGAGCTGAGTTTCATTCTTGGCCCAACGCCCGATGTGGCGTACAACGTCGAGCTGCACTACTTTTTCTACCCTGAGTCGATCTCGGTGTCCGCTACCGGCACCTCTTGGCTTGGCGACAACTTTGACCCTGTGCTGTTGTATGGCTCACTGGTTGAGGCGATCACGTACATGAAGGGCGAGCCGGATCAGATCGCGTTGTACACCACCAAGTACAACGAAGCGCTTGCCATGGCCAAACGTCTCGGGGATGGGCTTGAGCGCACCGATGCTTACCGCACCGGCCAATACCGTCAGGCAGTCACATGATCACCCAAACCGCAACCACGTCGTTCAAGGCCGACCTACTCAAGGCGGTCCACAACTTCAACACCGACACGTTCAAGATCGCCTTGTATCTGGCCACGGCCGATCTGGGCGCAAACACGACGGTGTACGTTACGGGCAGCGAGACCTCTGGTACTGGCTATGTGGCGGGTGGCAACACCCTGACCGGCGTATCGGTCAATGACGCTGGGTTTGTAACGTTCACCAACACCTCGTGGAACCCTGCAGCGTTTACCGCTCGGGGTGCCCTCATTTACAATAGCTCCAAAGCAAACAAGTCCGTCGCGGTCTTGGACTTTGGTTCCGACAAGACTGCCACCAACACATTCTTGGTGCAGATGCCCGCCAACACAGTGACCAGCGCACTGATCCGTTTTTCCTAATAGGAGCTTGAAATGAGCATTGAAAAAGTCAAAGCTGGTGGCGTGTTCACCGTGCAGTGTTTCGACGCTGAGGGCAACCTCAAGTGGACCGCTGAGAAGCACAACCTCGTGGTCAACGTCGGTCTGAAAGACATGAACGACAAGTACTTCACCGGCTCGGCTTACACCGCTGCTTGGTACATTGGCTTGTACGGCGCTGCCGCTTCGAACGATCCTGCTGCCGGCGACACCATGGCCTCCCATGCTGGCTGGACGGAAGTTACGGCCTACTCGGAAGCCAACCGCCCTGTGGCTACGTTCGGTGCCGCTACCACGGCCGACCCTTCGGTGATCAGCAACTCCAGCTCGGTGGCGGTGTTCAGCATCAACGGCACGACTACGGTTGGCGGTGCGTTCTTGACCTCGAACAACACCAAGGGCGGCACGACCGGCATCTTGTTCTCGGCTTCTGATTTCCAAGCCCCCGGCGATCGCTCGGTGGTCTCGGGTGACGTGCTCAACGTCACGTATCAGTTCAGCCTCGACGCGGCTTAAATGTGTTTGCTGGTGCTCCGTTTGCAACCGCCCCGTTCGCCGCGCTAAGCGGCAACATCTTTACGGCTGCTGTTTACGAGAATGCCTCCGGGTCGGAGCTGGCGTCAGCTCTGGCCTCATTCGCTTCCCAGATTTCTGAGAGCGCAACCGGTTCGGACCAGACGTCTGCCCGTGTGGTGTTTGCCACACTGGTCATCGACAGCGCTGCTGGACAAGATCAGACCTCTGCGCTTGTGTCGTTTGGGGCGGCGGTGTTCGAGTTGGCCTCGGGTGCAGACAGCGTCTCGGCCCTTGCGTCGTTCCAGTCATCGTTCAGAGACAGCGCCACAGGTGCGGACCAGTTCAGCAGCACTCCGGAGTACGGTGTTGCGGTGTTTGAGAGCGCCTCCGGCGCAGATGCCGTCAGTGCATTGGCCGACTTTGTTGGCTTGGTGTCAGAAAGCTCGACAGCCGAGGACGCGATCAGTGCCCTGAAGGCGCAGATGTGCAACATCATTGAAGGTGTTGCTGGGGCTGATTCGGTGGCGTCCAACACGATTTTGTTGGTCAATGTGGTCGAGGCATCCACGGTTGCCGATGTGGCCAGCAGTACCCCTGAGTATGGGGTGAGCGTCATTGAGAGTGCCACGGGCACGGACCGGGTATCGACCCGCACGCTGTTCAAGTCTTTGGTGCGTGAGCTGGGTATCGCGACAGATTCTGACGCCAGCCGCATTTTGTGGGAGCTGATCAATGACAGCCAGAGCGTCACATGGCAAAATATCGCTACTGGCACGAGCACAACGTGGCAAGTGATCAACACATCTGAGACGACCGATTGGCAGGTCATTAAAACTCAGCCGTAAGGAAAGAACATGGCCCTCGTCGTCAAAGATCGCGTCAAAGTCAGCACCACCACGACGGGCACAGGCACGCTTACGCTTGGCTCGGCTGCCACAGGCTTTCAGACCTTTTCCGTCATCGGCGACGGCAACACGACTTACTACACCATCACGGACGTTGGTACCGGCGCTTGGGAAGTAGGCATCGGTACGTACACCGCTTCGGGCACCACGCTCTCACGCGACGCGGTGCTCAGCTCAAGCAACTCGGGCTCTTTGGTCAACTTCGGTGCTGGTGACAAAGACGTGTTCGTGGCCTACCCAGCGGAGCGTGCAGTCATGGGCGGCATGGGGTACGTCGAGAACTCAGCCACCGTCTCCGTCAGCTCAACAATTAACGCGGGCAACAACGCTATTTCAGGTGGCCCAGTCACAGTAGACTCCGGCGTAACGGTAACGGTTCCAAGCGGTTCTCGCTGGACAATCGTGTAACAACCCAGTACGATCCCTGTAAGGAAATACCATGCCAAGTTCATACACCCCCAGTCTACGCCTTGTGCTCCCCGTCACGGGTGAGCTGGTCGGCACTTGGGGCGACACAGCCAACGTGGGTCTGACCGCTTTGGTGGATTCTTCTATTGCTGGCACGGCGTCTGTGGCCATGTCGGATGCCAACTACACCTTGACGGTGGCCAACGGTGCGGCGGATGAATCCCGCCAGATGTTCATTACCCTCACGGGTACCTTGACCGCAACACGCAACGTTGTCTGCCCCACAGCATCCAAGCTGTACTTCGTGACCAACAACACGACCGGGGGTTTCTCCATCGTGTTCAAGACCTCGGCCGGCACGGGCATCACGGTACCCAACGGCGCTCGGATGGTGTTGTACT